AGCTCGTGGTCAACGTCCCGCCGCGGCACATCAAGAGCACCCTGATCTCGATCATCGCCCCGACCTGGCTGTGGGCGCGGCGGCCTGAGGCCCGGTTCCTCACCTCCAGCTACGGCCTCAACCTCGCACTCCGCGACGCCGCCCGCTCGCGCAAGCTGATCGTCTCGCCCTGGTATCGGCGCACGTTCCCCGAGACGCAGCTCGTGCCCTACCAGAAGGCCAAGGGCCGCTACGAGACGACCGAAGGCGGCTGGCGCGTGGCGTCCTCCATCACGGGCATCGGCACCGGCGAGGGCGGCGACTGCGTCCTGGTCGACGATCCCCTCAAGGCTGGCGACGCGAACAGCGAAGCCAAGATCCAGGAGGTCATCGACTGGTGGGACGAGACCATGCCCACCCGCCTGGACGATCCCGCCCGCGGCACCCGTATCGTCGTGATGCAGCGCCTGCACGAGCGCGACCTGACCGGGCACATCCTGGCGGAGCGGTCGGCCTCCACGGTGCATCTGTGCCTGCCTGCGCGCTACGACCCGGCCCGGCACTGCGTCACGCGCTGGTTCGAGGATCCGCGCAAGCAGGCCGGCGAGCCCCTGTGGCCAGAGCGGTTCGGCGAGCGCGAGCTATCCCGCCTCGAGGCCAAGCTGTCGCCCCGCGCCGTCGCCTCGCAGCTTCAGCAGACGCCTTCGGTCGAGGGCGGCAACATCCTCAAGCGCAAGTATTGGCGCATCTGGAGCGAGCGCCAGCTGCCGCAGTGCAGCGTCATCATGATCTCGGTCGACCCGAGCGTGAAGGAGGGCGAGCAGAACGACCCGTGGGCGGTGCAGGTGTGGGGCCTGTTCAAGCACCAGGACGACACGACCAAGTTCGACCGCTGGCACATGATGCTGCTCCGCGCCCACGACGAGCATCTGAGCTACCCGGCGGCCAAGCGGTTCATGATGCAGGTCGTGTCGGACTGGACGATCGAGCAGGAGCCGCCTGACTATGTGCTGATCGAGGACAAGGCGAGCGGGCCGAACCTCATCAGCGAGCTCGACCTTGCCGGCATCAAGAACCTCGTGCGCTGGAACCCAGGCAAGGACAGCAAGGTCACCCGCGCCATCATGGCGAGCGACCAGTTCTTCGCCGGGCTGATCTGGGTGCCGGGCAAGGTGCTGAGCAAGACCGAGCGCAGCGCGGAGGTGCTGCCCACCTGGGCCGAGCTCGTGGTCGACCAGTGCGCGAAGTTCACCGGCGACGCCGACGCGCATGACGATCAGGTCGACGCCGTGACCCAGGCCGTGCAGCACGCCCGGAAACTCGGCTATCTCGCCATGGACAGCGACCCGGACGATTGGCAGGAACCGGACGCCCGAGAGGACCGCCGCCGCGAGTCCGCCTATGGCTGAGGGTCGCAATGGCAGAGGTCCAGACGGTCACGCTGACGGGTACTGAGTATTCGGCGACGATCGTCTTGAAGAAGGAAAGCATCGTCCGCATCGGCCTCCCCGCCGAGTGGCAGACGGCCGACATCTGGATCGAGGAACAGTCGCTGAGCGGCGGCAAGTGGCGCCCGATCTACGACAAGTTCGGCGATCGCATCGTAATACCTGCCCGCGCCGACCAGTCCATCAAGGTCGATTGGCGGGTGTTCGCAAGCTACGACCGGCTGCGGCTTCAGTCCTCGCAGATCCAGACCAGCCCCCGCAACGTCGACATCGTGGTCGAGAGCGTGAACGTGCTCACGGCGATCGGCGACGTCTGATGGCGGTAGCCCGCAGCAGCGGCGCCCGCCGTGCCGAGAAGATGGCGGCCACCGAGGAGGACGGCTTCACCGGCCCGCCCTCAAACGGCGCCGAGCTGCCCCGCTTCGACGTGGCGCTCGGCGACCAGCCCGACGGCATTACCGTGCTCGCCCAGGCCGCCAAGGAGCGTGACGCCGCGGTCAAGGCGATGGCCGCGCGCAACGCCCCCGGCGCCAGCCGCGTCGACCACAACGCCAACCTCGTGGAGTACCTGGATCCGCTGGCGCTGAGCGCCCTTCAGCGCGACCTCATGGAGGAGGTCAACAGCGCGATCGACAGCCGCAAGCCCTGGCTCGACCTGTTCACCAAGGGCGTGCGGCGCATGGGCGTCGACCGCGAGCAGGAGAAGCGCAGCGAGCCGTTCCCCGGCGCCTCGGCCGTCGTGCATCCCGCCCTGGCGCAGGCATGCGTGGACTTCCAGGCGCGAGCGTCCGGGCAGCTCTACCCGCCGGACGGGCCGGCCAAGGCCGCCGTCGAGGGCGAGGTCACGCCGGAGCGTGCCGACGCCGCCGAGCGCGTGGAGCGCTACGCCAACTGGCAATGCACGATCCAGATGCCGGAGTACGCCCCCGAGGGCGAACGGCTGCTGATGATGCTGCCGATTGAGGGGTCGAGCTTCGAGAAGCTGTGGTGGGACGATGCGGTAGGCCGCCCGCGGGTGTCCTACATCTCCAGCGTCGACATCATCGCGCCGTACAACGCCAGCGACGAGATGACCACGCCGCTGCTGGCCGAGCGGCTGCGGGTGTTCGAGCACCAGCGCACCGCCTATGTTGCGAGCGGGTTCTGGGCGCCGCACGAGGTCGGGCCCGCGCCGATGCGCGAGGTCAGCGACGTCGAGGAAGCGCTGAAGGGCGTGACCGGGCAGGCCGCCATGAGCGGGCAGGCCGAGGTCCACGAGCAGCACGAATACTACGAGTGCCAGGTCAGGCGCGCGATCACGGGCCTGGAGGGCGATCAGGTCGCCGAGTGGCTGGTCACGATCCACCCGGCCACGCAGAAGATCGTCGCCATCCGCCGCAACTGGGACAAGGACGACCCGGCCAAGGAGCGCCGGCGGATCATCTTCCACTACAAGATGTTCCCGTGGGCCGGCTTCTACGGCGTCGGGCTGTTCCACCTGATCGGCGGGCTCACCCAGGCTGCCACCGGGGCGCTGCGGGCGCTCCTGGACAGCGCCATGGCCTCGACCATGGGCGGCGGGCTCAAGCTCGGCTTCGGCAAGGGCAACGGCGGCACGATCGTCACCGGGCCCGGCATCTTCGCGGACGTCCAGGCTGCGGGCACCGACGACATCCGCAAGGTCGTCATGCCCAACATCTTCCCGCCGCCCTCGCCCGTGCTGTTCGAGCTCTTGCAGTTCGTGACCGGCGCCGCGCAGGAGTTCGCCAGCGTCGCGCTCAAGGAGGTGGCGGAGAGCAACCAGAACGTTCCGGTCGGCACCACGCTCGCCCGCCTGGACGAGGGCAGCCGGGTCTACTCCGGCATTTACCAGCGCTTGCACCGGGTGCAGGGGCTCAAGCTCCAGACCCTCTACCGCATCAACGCCAAGACGCTCCAGCAGCAGATCGCGATCCGCCCCTACGTCGACAGCAAGCTTACGCTCGCCGACTTCGGCCGCGACATCAGCGTCTCCCCGGTCAGCGACCCGCACACCTACTCGCTGATCCAGCGCACGATGAAGGCGCAGGCCCGGCTCGACCTCGCGCGGCAGGCGCGGGCGGAGGGCGTGAACGCCAACCTGGAGCAGGCTTACCGCGCCACGGCGAAGGCCATGGGCCTGCCCGATGTGGAGGAGCTGTTCCCTGAAGCGCCGCCACCTGTCAGCGCAGACCCGTTCACGGAGAATCTGGCGGCGGTCCGCGGTTCGCCGCTGGAAGCAAAGCCGACCGACGACGACGACATGCACCTCTTCGTGCATCACGCCGCCGCCATGCTGCCCGGGCTCTACGGTACTCCTGCCGGTCAGGCCCTCGTGGCCCACATGCACCAGCACGCCGCCAACGGAGCCATGAAGCTGGCGATGGCCGGCAAGCTGGCGAAGGAGCAGGCGCTCCCGGCCGACGACCTGACAGACCCCGGCGAGTGGTACGCCGGCTGGATGCAGAAGATCGGCGAGTGCATGAAGCCGATGGCGGATCCGGGCGTGGCGGCCGTCGCCGAGGTCGAGCGCGCCAAGGTCGAGGCGACCAAGGAGAAGACCAAGGTCGACACCGCGGCCAAGCTGATGATCGAGGGCGAGCGCTCGGAGAACAAGCGCGAAGAGCTGGCGCTGATGCACGAGCAGAAGATGCGCGAGATCGAGGCGCAGGACGACGCCAAGGAAGCCGACATCGCCCGCGACGTGGCGATGAAGCGCGAGGACATCGCCAGCCGCGAGCGCGTCACCGCCGCCCAGATCATGGCCAAGGCCGCGACGCCGCCGCCGGCCAAGCCGGGCGAGTTCGGCGAGGAGGAAGGCGACGACGGCGAGCCTGGCAAGGGCAAGCCCAAAGGGGGCGACGCCGACCTGCGGACCATGATCGAGGGCCTGTCGGCGGCGGTCCAATCGCTGGCCCGGGGCCGCAAGATCGTGCGCGACGACAAGGGCGACATCATCGGAGTGGAGCCCGCATGAGCAAGTCCCCCGCCTGGGCGATCGATCTCCAGAAGTTCGTGTTCCGTGGGCAGGCGATCGGCTGGGCGAACGCCGGCAGCCTCTATGTCAGCCTGCACACCGACGACCCGGCCTATGGCGGCAGCCAGACCGCGAGCGAGGTCGGCTACAAGGGCTATGCCCGGGCAGCCGTGCCGCGCACCGCCTCGGCCTGGAACATCACGG